GGCCTTGGTAAGTACCGCATTCGTCGTAATGTTCTACTTACTAGTCAGGAGCCGGCTAACTTTGCCTCTTCGTCCGACGGCGTCATCATCACCCACAGAGAGTACCTAGGAGATCTCGTTTCCGGAACAAATTCGCCAACCAGCTTCACCACTCAACAATTTGATCTCAATCCGTCACTTGTTGCCACTTTTCCTTGGTTGTCCCAAATAGCTCAGAACTTTCAAGAATGGGAACCATTAGGCATCATTTGTGAGTACCTACCCCAACAAGCCTTCTCATCGATTAGTTCGACCACCAACAACCTAGGATCCGTCTTCATGGTAACTCAATATGATGCTGACCAACTAGCCCCTGTTAACAAAACTGCGGTCCTCAATGAGATGTATTCAGTTACAGGACGTCCATCTGACAAATTAGTAATGCCAATCGAGTGTGATATGTCCCAGAACGTTTTCAAGAACTTGTTCATCGCTCCAGGTGGGCAAGTTCCTGCGAATGCGGATCAAAAGACTTACAAACTCGGCACACTATTTATCGGTTCCCAGGGCGTTCCATACGCTGGAGATATTCTCGGTCAAATATGGATCACATATAAAATTCGTTTACGTAAGCCTGGGTTTCTTAATGCCCTCATTCCTTCCCCAGGACCGGATATCTTGTTTTCACATGAAGGAGCCACGGGGACTACAGTCGCTACCAACACAAATGTCTTTTGGAACTCTGGCGCCACGGGAGTTACCCTGTTTCAGTCTTCGGTTGGTGCCCCACCAGTCGTCACTGCAAGCAGGATCTACTTTTCGTTGTCGTCTGGTATTATCTCGCAGGCATTGTTTGGTACGACGGCCCCTCCCCCCGCCCAAAGGCCCTTCCAGTTACCTCCGGGTCTATACCAAATCACATGCATTTGGAATGGGTCCAGTACGGCGCAAACTATAAATGGCCCAGTGGCGAACGGCACTGGTTTAGCCGTCCAGAATTACTTCGAGGGGAATGCCCAATCCTCCGTTGGATCTGGCGGCCTGACCGGTGTGACTGCTTCGCTCACAACCATTGTATTATTCGCCCCGTCTGGTCCAGCCAATTGCTATCTCGAATATAACCAAACCCAAACGCTGCCAGCCTCTTGTTCAAAAGTTGATGTCTTGATTTCATATATCGGCGCATTGCCAAATGCCGGTACGTTCTAGTTTTGTCTTTCTTGTTTTCTTCCTGTTCTTTGCTTTTCTTTTCTTCTCAATCCATTTTTTCAAGTTGTAACAACGTCGCTCCGTCTTCGAGCGTTGAGCCTCTGTGTTGGGTTCGATCTGACACAGGCTCTTGCGTCGGCGAGGTGCGATAGAAGGACTGCGCACATATTATCACCTCCCTAAAATCCTTTAAGGTGGGCAGGGAGGTGACCACACACCCCTCTTGTTATTAATAAACGGC